CGACGGGATTGAATGGCGGTTCCGGCGGAGGCGGTGGCTATATAAGTGATCGTCTTGGTGGGCAAGGCACACCGAATCAAGGGAACAACGGTGGTCAAGGAGACGCTAGTGGTGTAAGCGCAGCAGGCGGTGGCGGTGGAGCCGGGGCTGTTGGTGAGTCTGCTAATGCTGCTGGAACGGTTTCGGGTGCTGGCGGTGCTGGACTCAGTAGTTCGATAACCGGGTCAGCAGTGACGTACGCCGGAGGAGGCGGAGCGTCTATAACGACAGGCACTTTTGGTGTTGGCGGCACGGGAGGTGGCGGTGCTGGAACGGCTAGTGGACTTGGAACTGCGGGTACAGCCAACACGGGCGGCGGTGGCGGTGCGTCCAAGACTGGCACTGGCGCTGCTGGTGGGTCTGGAATCGTGATCATAAGGTACGCCGTCTAATGAACGCCGCAGAAATACTCATACTGGCAGGGGTGGCGACTGCTATTGTCACCACCCTGCTAGGTGGGTTAATATGGATCGTTAGAGCGCAGGTAGCAACGCTACAGGCGGACATAAAACCCAACGGTGGCGCTTCTAGCCGGGATCAGTTGACGCGAATCGAACTAGACGTTCGTGAAATTAGAGGCAAACTTGATGACCACATAGAGTGGCATTTAGAAAGGTAAATATGTTTACGTTAAACTTTTGGAAAGATGCAGGCGAAAGAGCAATCCGCACTGCCGCACAATCCCTACTCGCACTATGGGCAACCGACGTGTCAGGTGTCCTAGAAGTTGACTGGACCCAAGCGTTCTCCGTTGCAGCCTTCGCTGTCATCATGTCTTTCTTGATGAGTATCGCAGCCACGAACCGTGGAGATCTTGAGAGCGCCTCACTCCGCAAGGAGGTCTAGTCATGGCTCGTTTAGTTAAAGGCGGAGTGCGTTTACGTACGCAAATAAATCGTACGTGGCCTAACAGAGATAAACGCAGTGATGGGTGGATAGGCGACCGTGCTCACAAGGCTAGGAAGTCTGACCACAACGAGGATAAGAACGGTTGGGTCCATGCGCTTGATGTTGATGAGAACTTTGGTAAGCGTGGACCTTGGCGTAACGGACTTAACGCAAAGAAACTCACCAAAGAGTTGATTGCTTACGCAGCCAGCAACCTGAAGGGTGCTGACCGTGTGAAGTACGTGGTGTACAACGGCAAGGTGGCCTCAGGAACTTACAAGAAATACTTCTGGAAGTTCCGTGGCTCAGGCTACGGTCACTGGCAGCATATACACATCTCGTTTACACGAGCAGCAGAGACAGATGGTTCTGTGTGGCCGTTACCTATCCTTGCAAAGGATAAGAAGCAACGTAAGCGTTGGGCCAAGGCTCTTAAGTGATGGGTTTTCCCGGAGCGTGTCCGGTTGGTTGTCCCGTAGACCTTGAACGCAGGGGCGGTAAAGACGTGTGCCCTGATTGTAAATACATACAGCCTTGTTGCGACGGAGGATTAGCATGACACTAGATTATACCGAAGATGTAGTTGAGCCACTTGGTAGCGGAATAACGGCTGCCTCAGGCAGCGGAACGTTTACACCTGACTCTTTGAACTGGGACTGCAACATTGGTGGTTTAGATTTTTTGTTTGCAACAAGCAAAGAGAACCCGATGCGTAGGGAAACAAGTAAGTTCCGTCGGGAACGCATTGATACGCAACGTGACCCCGGTGAGAACAGTCTTGACTCTGGTCTTTGGGTGAGGTCTCAAGCGTCGTGGCATTATGGTGCTGGATTGTCTTCGGCGGAGCCGTTAGAGATAGACGCTGCAGAGGCTAGATTCCGCTACCTCAAGAGCGGTGGAATTAACCCTTGGACTCCGGGCCAGTTAACTTTGCTTAACAAAACAGAATCGGTTTTGGTTGACACGAGTGCCACGATGTTTACACTGGGTGTTGGTACGGGTGTTATCCATGCTGGTGGTGCTGTTCTTAAGCACGTGGCTAATGACAAAACCGCCACTACAATTAGTGTAGGTAGTTCTACAGCAGTTAACTCCATTACTTCAACTGGGCAGCATTGGATTGTTAGCAACGCTGACGGAATTTTTAAGGGCACGCTGCCTTCCGGTGCGGGGGCAAAAATATACGACAAGGATAGCACGGTTACTTCTAGTATTGTTCGTTGGGTTAAGTCTCGCTTGATGTACGCGGAGAACAACAAGATTTTTGAAGTAACAGACTTGGCTCCTTCGTCAGCAACCCTTCCCACAGTTCACTTTACGCACGAAGATTCCGACTGGGAGTGGACTGATTTTGCTGAGGGGCCAAACGCCATATACGCTTCTGGCTATAGCGGAGAATTGTCTGCTATTTACCGAATTACTATTGAGTCCACGACATCTACGGTTACCTTAAGTCAGCCTGTGGTTGTTGCTGAGATGCCACGCAACGAGCAGGTTCTTTCGATGTACTCGTACCTTGGAACTTTTATGATAATAGGCACCACGAAAGGGTGTCGTGTCGCAAGCATACAGTCGGATGGATCTTTACTTTTAGGTCAAGTTATTTTTGAAGAAGTCATTGTTGATGACGCGGTGGCTCTTGATAATTTTATTTACGTTACTGTCCGTGACAAGGGTGAGGTGGGGGCTAACGTACAACGTGCTGGCTTGTACCGCATCAACCTTGGTCAAGGTATAGGCAGTTCTGCTTTGGCTTTCGCGCATGCTGCCGACCTAACTGTTCCTGCGGGTGTGTCTGGTAGTGCAACGAACGTGACTGTTTCTAATGATTTGTTGTGGTTCAGTGTTACCGGATCTGGTATTTACCGGCAAATGTCCACGTTTGTTGATGAGGGATGGATTCAGACGGGTCGTATTCGTCTTGGAACCGTGGAGAATAAGGCTTGGCGCGACTTGAGGGTTATTGGTCAGCAAGCGTTGAACGGCACAGTATCTGCTTACGCTTCCATTACGGGGTCTGGCTCTCCTTCCACTTGGAGTGAAATCATTACCGCAACTTCTGACACTCCTGATGTTCAAGGTAAATTGTCTGCTGCTGCACCGTTGCCCGCCCCTGACCTGCACGTGGCTTTAGAGTTGAAACCTAACGACGACAACACTATAAGTTCCATAATGATTGGTTATCAGGTGAGGGCTGTGCCTTCTCCTAGGCGTAACGAACTGGTGTCCGTTCCGTTGATGTTGTTTGATTTTGAAACTGATCGTTCGGGTGTCAAATATGGTCAGGTCAATGGCGCTTACTTCCGTTTACAAGGATTAAAAAACATGGAACTGATCGGCAATCCGGTACAGTTTAAGGACAATACTACGGGTGAGTTTTTCTCTGCTTACATTGAGCAGGTTGCTTACGCAAGGACCACTCCTCCAAGTAACGGTCTTAATAGGTCTGGCTCTGGTGGTATCTGCACGGTACTGCTAAGGACGGTCTAAAGTCGGCACTTCAGCCCTGTTTTTACGGCGTGTCGGGCATCCTAAGGGCTTAGGAATAATCCCCGGTATGATCGTATGCAAAAGAATCCTAGCCTCTTAGAGAGGCTTTTTCCCCTCGTTCTTCGGAGCGGGGGGACTTTTTTGTCCCCTTTTTCGGTACTCGCTGTCGCTCGTACCTCATTCCCGGAGCGAATTAGGAAATGCCCCCCTACCCCCCACGAATTAAAATCGTAGTAGGCTAGGGTGGCAACTCCAATCCTCCGGCAACGTTCCCGTCGGTCATTGAGGTTTCGCCCCCACGGTTTCCCGCCCGTCCATAGTACACTACGATCCCTTCCAGAGCACACCTGTAAATGTGATGTATGTCACACCTAGGTGGGTCTGGTTTCGTTGGTTTCGAGTGTATGATCTCCGTCATGGAAAAGCAGTTAACAATCACAGAGATCCCGGTAGATCTATCCGATCTGCCTTACCTGTCGTACTCCTCGTTCACCATGTTTGTTGAGTGCGGAGAAAAATACCGACTAAAGAAAATTGTTGGTGTTGATTACAACGACGCTGCTTGGTACTTTACAGGCGGTTCCGCTGTACATGCTGGCTCTGAAGCAATTGATTTCATGCTCCTCAAGGACAAAGAGGAGGCTCAAGGATGAGCACAAGAGCATACGAAGCAGGCCTAGCAGGGTTTCACAAATACTTTGACGAGGACGTAGCGTCCAAGCCCGAAGGAACAGTGTTCCGTGCGGGGGGTCGGGCATCCAAGAAGTACCCAAACAAGGAAGACGGGTCTTGGTGGAAAACCAAGGGTCCAGAGTTCATTCACAACTGGTACAACTTCAGGATGACCAACCCCCACCTAGACATTTGGATTGCGCCCGATGGCACACCCGCCATAGAGTTACAGGTCGCAGCAAAGATCCCCGGAGATGTAATCCTTAAAGGATACATTGACAGGGTAATGGTTGACACCAACACAGGCAAGACAATCATCATAGATCTAAAGACGGGGCAACCACCCAAGAGTGGCCTGCAACTAGCGATCTACCGGCTAGCGATGCTAGAACAATACGGAGAAGCACCTGAGTATGGGTCGTATTGGATGGCACGTACCGGAGTGTTGGACACCATCTACAAACTAGAGGACTACTCACCAAAAATGGTGTCTCGCTGGTTAAGGGATGCCAAGAAGTCAATTGACTCAAACATTTTTATTCCCAACACCAACAATTGGTGTGACTACTGTGAAGTGAAAGAGTCGTGCTACACTAGAGGTAATATGCAGTTCGCCCCGAACTTCGGAGCGGACCTAACCGAAGGAGCAACAAATGAATGAAGAACCACGTCATAAGTTGACGGTTAAAATAGTGGACAGTCTCAGAACCATCCAAGGGTATTCGATGCAAGAGTACCAAGATGCCAGAGCGGAACTGATTGAGGACCTCGCTAAGGATCTTGAGGCAATCAACCTAGCCAAAGCAGTTGGTACTGCTGCACCTCTAGCCCCATTCCATGAAGCAGCACCTGCTGCACCCGTGACAACGATACCGGCAGCACCGAAAGCGTGGGAAGAGCCTGCACCGGCAGCACCGTTCCAATCAGCAACAGTGCCTAACTGTGCTCACGGTCCAATGACAGCGCGTAGTGGCACGTCCGCTAAAGGCCCTTGGAAGGCTTGGATGTGCCCGACTGCTAAGGGAACACCGGGGCAATGCTCCCCGAACTTCCTTAACCGTGGTACGCCAGAGTTCAACAACTTTCCAGCCTAACCTCCTTCTAGGTTGGTGACCCTCCTGAGCATGAGGCCGTGTAAACTGCTCGCTCTAATCCTGAAGGAGGACACATGAGATCTTTAGACAAAGCAATCAACAACGTTAAACGTGGAGGCATGGCCATACCCATGCCATTCAAGTCATGGTCAGACAAGTCCATATCCATTCGCCGTGGTGAAGTGTCTATGATCGCTGGCCCACCGGGGTCAGGTAAATCAACACTAGCGTTAGCGATAGCGTTACGTTCGGGAGTGTCAACCCTTTACACGAGTGCTGACAGCCACGAAACGACGATGGCTATTCGTTCACTCGCCATGTCAACAGGTCAGACTCAATCGTTGATGGAAGATGCGATGGTTGATAACCCTGAGTGGGCAACAAAAATGCTGGAAGACAACGTGTCACATATCAAGTGGAACTTCGATGCCAGCCCTACGCTCAGGGATCTTGACGAAGAGTTGGAAGTGTACCTTGAAACTCAAGGATGCTACCCTGAACTTGTTGTCATAGACAATGCGGTTGACGTGTCCTTTAGTGACGGTGACGAGTTCTCGTCCCTGCGTACACTAATGAAGGAAGTCAAGCAGTGGGCTAGGGAAACCAACGCAGCCATACTCGTGCTGCATCACACTAGCGAGTCGGTACAGGGGCAGCCATGCCCACCACGAAGCGCGCTGCATGGCAAGATCTCACAGACACCAAGCCTAGTGGTGACCATATCTTCTGACTTGCAAGGTTTAATGGCTGCGTGTGCGGTTAAGAACCGTTGCGGTCCAGCGTCTCCCGGTGGCGGTGATGCGGTGTGGTTGAATTACGACCCTGAGTGCATGCAGTTGACTGATGCCGTATGAGTGCAGCGAATAAACGCAAAGGAAGCCTCTGGGAATCTTCTTTGGAGGACTACTACAACAGTGAAGGC